CACGTACAAAAAATCGCATTTAGTCCATGGTCGAGTCCGAATCAACCGTTCGTCAATACGCCGCCGACGTCGTGAGCGGCCGAATCCCAGCCGGCAAGTGGATCTACGCAGCGTGCTCGCGGTTCAATCGAGACCTCGAACGCAGCGACATCGTGCTTGAGTGGAACCGCGTCGCGGACGCCTTCGAGTTCATCGGCGGGCTGTCGCTGGTTGGTGAGGCCGACGGGGAGCCGTTTAAGTTGCACCCGTGGCAAGCCTTCATCGTGGCGAACCTCGTCGGCTGGCGCACCGCGGAGGGCCGCCGACGCTTCACGATGGGCATCATTCAGGTCGCCCGTGGCAACGGCAAGACGACGCTCATGGCGGCGCTCGGTCTGTACGACTTCATGAGCGGCGCCGGCAAGAGAGTGCACGTGCTCGCGAACAAGGTTGAGCAAGCGCAGATCCTCGTCGACACCGCGCGCACGATGGCTCGGCGGCTCGACGATCCAAGCGTGAAAGTCAAGATGTCCGACTTGACGCGGACCGACGAGGACTGCGAGTTCAACGCATTAACTTCGCGTGAGTCGTCGCTTGACGGTCTGAACCCGTCGTTGTGGATTGCCGACGAAGCCGCCGAGTACCGCGGGAGCGTGCTGAACAAACTCATCACGACGGGCATGAAGCGCAAGGAAACGTTGGGCGTGATCATCTCGACGCCGGGCAGCAACACGGAAAGCCATTACGAAACGCTTTGCTCAGGCGCTCGCGCCGTGCTGTCGGGAGAAGCTGAGGATGACGCGACGTTCGCCATGCTCTACGGCATTGACCAGAACGACGACATCGCCGACGAAGCGGCGTGGCCGAAGGCCAACCCCGGCATGCAGTACGGGCAACCCGACGCCGCGAGCATCCGCCGGCTCTACAACACGATGAAGCGTGACCCTGGCCAGCGCTCGGAGTTCTGCCGCTACCACTGCGCTCGGCTCAACGAGGATGTCGGCGGGTGGCTCGATATGTCGTACTGGCCGACGGCAACCGTGATCGATTGGGCCGAGCAACGCAAGCGGCAAGCGTGGGTCGGCATTGACTTGAGCAAGTCGCTAGACATGTCGGCTGTCGTTGTGGCAATCCCCCAAGAGAACGGGAACATCCTGCTCCGTGGCCACTACTGGTGGCCAAGAGCGAACGTGGCCCAGCGCGAACTGGATTACCGAATGCCGATTCGCCGCTACGCCGACGAAGGCAAGATCAACTTGACGCCGGGCGCCGAGATCGATCACGAAGCCATCGCACAGAAGATGGCCGAGATCATCGCGGAATTTGACGTGCAACTTGTCGGATATGACCGCTGGGGGGCGTCGTACCTTGCGCAGCGGCTCGCCGAGATCGGTGCGCCCATCCAAGCCTATAGCATGGGTTCAAGCACGTTCGCGCCGGGGTGCCAGTTGTTTCAGAACTTGTGGGTCGGGCGCAAGTTGGTAATCGGCGATGACCCCATCTTGCGCCGCGCGTGCGCCGAAGCGATTCCCCGCACAGGCATGAGCGGGTACGTGCGACCGGAGAAGCCGCGTGACCACAGCGCGATTGACCCGCTCGTAGCGTCGATCATGGCCGTCCACTGCTGGGGAGGCAAACGCAGCAGTTGTTACGAATCCGAAGTTTAGTTCGAGACATGAAGCGGCAAACTTGTCGCAATGCGCAACATGTTGCGCAGTCTGTTGCATCGTTGGTTGGGCCATTGGGGCACGCATGGCGTGATCCTCCCGACGTCGTTTGACGTCGCTGGTATGCCAACGATCACGCCGGGCACGGCGCTGGCATATACGCCCGTATACCGCGCGGCTTCGCTGATCGCCAACGACGTGGCACGCGTGCCGCTCGACGTGAGCGAGCGCACCGCGAACGCGTTGCTTCAGCAACCTAATCGCTGGCAGAATGGGTTTGAGTTCCGTCGAGCGCTCACGATGCAAGCGCTGCTGTACGGCAACGCGTTTGCAGTCATCAACCGAACGCTCGGTGGCGAGTTGCTTGAGTTGCTTCCGCTCGACATCGAAAGCGTGTCGCTCGATCTCACGAAGCCCGAGCCTGTTTACAAGACGCGGTTGTACGGCGATGTGCCGATGTCCTCGATGCTGCACCTGCGAGCCGTCGGGCTCGATGGCTTGTGGGGTGAATCGCCTGTGCGATTGTGCCGCACGTCGTTGCAGATTCTCGCAGCACAAGAGAACTCGCAACTTGAAGTGATGAAGAACGCGGGAAACCCGAAGCTTGCGTTCGTGCATCCGGGCCCGCTGAGCGAAGGTGCTCGGCAGTCCATCAGCGAGAAGTTCCTACAGCATCACGCTGGCGCTGAGAACGCCGGCAAACCACTTGTGCTCGCCGAAGGTATGCGCGTGGAGCGAATCAGCAGCACGCTCGACGATGCCGGCATCGCCGCGGCTCGACGCTACAGCGTCGAAGATGTTTCGCGCATCTATGGCGTTCCGACGTCGTACCTGAGCGAGCACAGCGCGAACGCGTACGGCTCAATGGAATGGTTGTCTCGCATGTACGTGGACGCGTGCTTGCAGCACTGGTTCTCGACGTGGGCGGCAGAGATCGTGGCCAAACTCGCACCGTTCGGAGAAGCGACGTTCGACGCTGACATGATCTCTCGGCCGTCGCTTGCTGAGCAAATGGCAGCACTCCGCACTGGCGTTGAGTCGGGCGTGATCACGCGCAACGAAGCACGTGAGTACCTGAACCTTGCGCCGCTCGACGGGCTCGACGATCCAATCCTCGCCAAGAACATGGGCGCGGGCGGCGGCACTACCAACATCGGCGCTGACACCAGCGCGGGGAGCGTCGATGACTTCGCTTGAACGTCGCAGCGTCACCATCGGTGCGCCAGCCGGCCGCACGCTCTCAGGGCTCGCGATCCCGTACGGCAAGTGGAGCCGCGAAATCTCCGAGCCATTCAACCCGCAGTTCCGCGAGCGAATCACCCGCGGCGCCTTCGGCGACCTCGCCGGCGCCGACATTAAGTTGCTCTTCAACCACAACGCGAGCGCGTTGCTCGCTCGCACGCGCAGCGGCACGCTCACGCTCAACGACACTGCGAGCGGGTTGCGGTTCACCGCGGATCTCGCCGAGACGAGCGTTGGAAACGACGTTCGCGCGCTGCTCGAGCGCGGCGACTTGAGCGGCGAGATGTCGTTTGGTTTCTACGTCGATCGCGACGAGTGGAACCCGCGACGCACCGAACGCACCGTCACCGCGGCTCGACTCGTGGAGTTGAGCGTTGTTGTCGATGCCGCGTACGGCGACAAGACCAATTCGAGCCTGCGGAGCGTGTCCGCGGCTGCAACGGAGGCCGCCCGTCTGCGGCTCGAAATCCACAAGCACAGGATGAAAGACCATGTCTGAAGAGTTGAACAACATCGAAAGCACCGTTCACGAGTACCGCAAGACCCTCGAGGGATTCGCCGCACGCACTGGTGCCAAGACGCACCACGTCGAAATCCGCGGTAGCGGCGAAGAGCGCGAGAAGATCGCGCGCATCGATGCCGACCTCGACGCCGTCGAGCGTGCAGCAAACGACCGTGCGGCGCTTCGCGCTGCGCAAGAGCGCTTGAAGGCGCTCGAAGAAGAGCGCGCACAACCGCAGTTCAGCGCACGCGCGCCGAAGGTCGCCGACGTCAAGCATGATCTCTCATCGCCTGAGTACGCCAAGCGTTGGCTTTCGGCCGTCGCACGTGGCGACCAAGCCGAAATGCGCGCGCTTGCCACGAACACTTCGGGCGCCGGCATTCCGACCGACCTCGAGCGCCGCATTGTCGAGCGCATGTACATGGCCAACGTGCTCCGCACGATGGCGCCTGTGACCTCGATTGACTCGAAACGGACGATCACCGTTGAAGGCAACTTGCCAACGACGAACCTTGTGGCCGAAGCAAACGCGATCACTCCGAGCGATCCGACGTTCGGCACGGCGATTAGCGTGGTGCCATACAAGTACGTTTGCGCTACGCAGATGTCGCAAGAGTTCATCGAAGACGCGATCGGCCAAGGCGGCATCGGTAGCGGTCTCGACTGGGTCGCTTCGCGCATCGGTCTTTCGATGGGCTTGAAGATGGAAGAGGCGTACACCATCGGTACGAACTCGAGCCAGCCTGAAGGCATCGCAGGATCGTCGGCAAGCAGCAAGATTACGACGGCGACCCAAGTCACCGACTTGGGTGGCGCAGCGATCACGACGGTGACGGGCGACAACGTCATTGACACTGTGCACCTCGTTGCGCCACAGTACCGCGCCTCGCCGCGTTTCTCGTGGTTCTTCTCCGATACGTTCTTGCGCGTCGTTCGCAAGTTGAAGGTGAATACCACTGACTACATTTGGAAGATTGGCGACAACGCTGGTCTCTCAGGTGGCGTGCCCGGAACCATCTACGGCATTCCGTATCGCGTTGGTCAATACGTGCCGACTGCAACGAGCAACGGCAACATCTTCGCCATCGTCGGCGACTTCAACTACTTCGAGATTTTCGACCGCACTGGCATGACGTCGCTCGTCGATCCGTACTCGGCGGCAAGCACGCACCAAGTCACTCTCTACACGTACGCGCGCACCGATTCCAAATTGATGCTCGCGAACGCGTTCGCTGCGATCACCTGCTGATATCAGCAGTTCACGAAGCGCTTTTTCTTACCTTGCTCGCGTTGGGGGGAAACCCCCAGCGCGGGTTTCATGGCTGCGACACCTATTCCGATCGACATTCTGAAGACGCGTTTACGCATTGACGTGGACGCCGATGATGTCATTCTCACGACGCTCTGCATCGCAGCCGGCGAAGTGATCGAGCGCGAAACTGGCGTCTCGCTTGCAAGCGAAACGCGTACCGCGAAACTCGACAAGTGGCGTCGCTTCGTGCTTCCAGTTCAGCCGGTGGCGTCGGTCACGTCGGTGACGTACTACAACGGCAACAACGTGCTCACGACGATGCCAACGGCAGATTGGTACGTCGACGACACCGATAGTCTGACGGCGTTGCAGTTCAAGGAAACGCCCGAGATATACGAAGGCACCTATCCGACCGTGACCTACGTTGCCGGCTACGCGCAAGTGCCGCACGCGTTGCAGCAAGCAATTGTGGGGCTCGTCGGCGCGTGGTACGCCAACCCCGATGCAACCTCGGTGGCGTCGCTCGCCGAAGTGCCATTGTCTCTTAAGTACATCTTGAACGCGTATAGCGCGCGTGGGGCGCTGCGATGATCGGTAGCGGCCGACTACGTTTCCCCGCATCGGTGCTGCAACCGAGCGGAACGACCGACGATCTCGGCCAGCGTAGCGGCACGTTCAACGATCTCACTGCGGCAGCGAACGGCAACCCTCCGTTGTGGGTGGATCTCCGCACCGACTCGGCGGCCGAGCAACAGTACGCCGACGGCGTCGCAACGGTGAGGCGTGCCGAGATCCGATGCCGTTGGAACTCGCTCCAAAAGTGGGGCATTAACGAGACGTTTCGGCTCGTTGTTCGTGGCCGCACGTTCCGTATTGCTGGCATCACCAATCTCGATGAGCGCGACATGGTCGCCGTGATCGAAGCGGAGGAAGTCGTTTGAGCCTCGAAGCAGCCATCCGCAACATGCTCGACAACACGCCGCAACTCGCTGCGTATCCGATCACGCACGGGTATCGACCGCAACTGAGCACGCTGCCGGCGATCACGTACGAAGTAACCAGCAACGAGCGCAGCGCCGTAGCGCTCTACTGGCAAGCCGTCGTCGACGTTCGCGTGATCGCGACGACGACTGACGCGGCGCTCGATATTGCGGCGTTCGTTC